CTTCTCTATAGGGCTTGAACGAAAGGTCAAATGGGAATGACACCGGGGGGCCGGGGTGGCTGAGTGATCGGTTACTGACAACGGCAGGCGGTATGGGCGAGACAGTGTGCGTGTGTGTGTTGGAGGAAGGGAGTTAGCTCCATGATGATGATGGATGATGATGAAAGAAAAGGGTTGACAAGTGTAGACAAGCGTGCATTGAGAGGGTAGGATGGTGGTATGACATACACACTGTGCTTGATACGTAACGGACGTGGAATGGACTTCACTCGATACGTGGAGCGGACGTTCAGGATGGAAGAGGCTGCCTGGAAATGGCGTAATACCCAATACCGGAACGTGACGATACTTAAGGTGCCAGGCAAGGTACGCAAGGGTGACTCGATACCGTTCACGCAACGTTGCGAAACATTCCAATAGTCGAAACGGGTTACGGCCCGTCCGTGTCAGATAGGCACGCTGAGGAGACTTAAGAGGGTAGACACATGGCAGACGTAACGAAATGGTCGGAGAATGAAACCGGGTGCTACGTAGATGGCCATCGTGGCCAGTATGCGATAACCCACATGATCGACATAGCACATGACAACGGTTTCAAGTTGTCGGACCTAGATCAATACCGGGTGAACGAATACAACTATGCCGACAGCGACCGGGCCGACATATACGAAACGGTATATGAGTTAGGCGACAAGGCAGAACAATGGATGAACGATAACCTTGCTATTGAAGGGTATTCGTTCGGATGGCATGACGGAGAGTTCTATTATTGGTCGAATGAATCATGGGAAGAAATGTAATGAAGTTAAACGAGATGGAGCGGGACATACTCGACAGACCGGGGTACTACGTGGCAATCGTGGCTTACTACGATGGCGACAAGAGCGACGATGACTTAATAATGGAAGGGTGGGCTATCGCATATAAAGAAGCGATCTAGTCGAAACAGGGGAAACCCTGTCGTTGGCAAGTAGCCAACCTGATGAGACTTGAAGGGATTAGACACATGGCAGATGAAATAGGCATGATTGATATCACAATGAACTGTCGCAAGTTGGGACAGTTGCTTAAGAATGGAATCGTGGCCGCTGGCGACGACGCAAGCCGTCCATTGCTAGCAACATTGCGATTCGAGATCAAAGAGCATGAGATTCGGGTTATCGGCACGAATAGTTACGTCATGCTGGTACAGACTATGGCGTATTCGGAAGGTGTGTTGACGTGTGGAGAGTTCCAGCTTGACGTAAGGGATGCAAAAATGTGGAGTAAGACGCTACTAGCACGGGAGGTCGCGAACCTGGAAGTGAGATTGACTGTTGACGAGTTCGGCAAGCTTGCAAAAATGAGCACCTACGGGACAGTGTTGTCATCGGCGCCCGTTGAAGGGACTTATCCGAAATGGGAGAACCTATTGCAGGATACTGGCGACTACACCCATGAGTTGACCGGGCTGTCCAGTGCGAACCTGGCCAAGCTGGACAAGATAGATAGGCTTGACGGGACGAAGGATACGAACAGGTTATGGAAGTGTGAGAATCTGTCGAATAGCAAGGCAAGCGTTTGGACGATGGTCTGGGATGAATGGGACGCAATGATGCTTGTCATGCCGGTACGGATTAACTAGTCGAAACAGGGGAAACCCTGTCGTGGTCAGATAGGCCACCTGATGAGACTTTGGAGTGAACATGGCAAGCAGGACGGAGACACATTTAGAGGAAGGCCAGACTAATGGTGACTGCTTTCTAGTTATCGTGACATCGTGGCCCGATAATCCAGAATGGCCGGACCAGGTTGAGCGTATCGAAGCTTATGGCCCATTCCACACCATCGAAATGATGAAGCGTGCGAATGACAAGGCAGGCTTTCATTTCTTCGACAGGGACGCTATGCGATTCTTCCGTAGTCGGATTGCGCCAGGGGTGACTCATGGGCGAGTGTTCATTACGTCGGAGCAGTTCGACTATGCGAGTCCGAGGTTGTACACGGTTCGGGCATTGAAGGATGACGGGAGTACAGCGGACCTGTCAGGGTTTCAACGGTTCGACACCTTGCGACAGGCTAGGGCCTACGTGCGGAAGATATACACATAATGCAGGGCTTGATAGACGTCATTGCCGTTATATGGATCGTCTGCTTTCTCTGGTACGTGGGAGAGGGTTTCCATGCATGATGAGAAATGTAGGCATCTCGGAGAGTGCGAATATGAGGGTACCGGGAGTAAGAGAGACGGTCGAGTCTATGACTATTACCGGTGCCGAGAGTGCGGAGGGCAGTTCTGTATTGATCCGAATACCTATACCGAATAATCCTATACAAATGTCCGAGTGCCATTTATTGTTCATCCGTTGTGGATGAGTTGAGAATGAGATAGGAGAATGGACACATGCAAACAATAGAAGAGACGACGCAAGAGAAGTACGAGAGATTGACAGCCGAGCTTGACGAGATTAAGACAGCTAGTCAGGTATTCAGGACTGTCGGGAGGAAGTTGGACCGGGACACGGCCGGAGCGTTGGCAAGGGTGTTGGAGAGTGTCCAGTTGCCACATGCGGCCCGGGCGGTGCGACGTGGGCATGAGATGGGGTAAAACTGACGCCCTACGATTGCGCCTAAGGGCACAGAATCCCGGCTCCGGTACTGAGGGGCCGGGATTCTTGCTGTCAGTCCCTACCGGCATCCCTGGACTGGACACGCTCACGCTCGACAGACTGCTCGTTGACTTCCAGGGCGGCACGATGGGCGACCTGGGATAGAGCGGACGCCAGCTCCTTGAGTTGCCTGTCGTGGTCGAATAGCCGTTCGTCAATCGAGGCAACACGGTCGATGAGTCCGGGAGTCGGGTTGCGATTGAACGGGGTCGCACGGGGTGTGACCATTGCGGAGTAGATCGTTGTGACCATTTCTCGGAGGTCGAGGTCTTCCGCTTTGGATTTGTCTAACTGTTGAGCTTTCATACGTACCCTTGAGTTGTAGTTACCTTTGAGGAGAGACAGAACGAAGACAGCGAGTGCCGAACCAATACCGGAGAATAGAGCGAGCAACACACCTATGAGGTTAGGACGAAGACGTTTCGGACGATGTTGGGTAGACATCCGATTATCGAAACGAGAACATTCCCGTCACGCTCTTGGACTTGGCAGTAACCGGGCCAGTGTGTGCCGTCCGCCTCGGGGTCTGAGCCCTGGATTGTTGCGGCCTGGAATGTAGACCAGGGGATTGACGTATGGAGGTCCCCGTTGCCGTTTGGGTCAGCTAGGACAGCGACGGTCGAAAGCATGAGATTACCTACCTTGTGTGTTTCGATTGGCGGGAGTGGGGGAGTGGGGATAACTGAGGAAAAAGGCCACTGGCCATTTGTAAGGGAGATATCGTAGAGGTTGGCGTCGTCGGTGTATTGAGTGGCGACTGAGCCGGGGAGTAGGTGAGGGGTGTTTGTTTGGTCCGCTATCCAGAAGTCAGGGAGGGGGACGGATTGAGCTTTGAATGCGGCGAGAGTGTCGGGCCAGGTGCCGAGTCGAGAACAGTAGGGTGCGATTATCGGGCGGCGAAGGGCTCGCATGGCGGTTGTCCAGCCAGGAGCCTCGGCGGGCGAGGCATCACCGGATTCGACGTCGAGGATGTCAGCGACGACATAGGAGTTGTCTGGGTTGTGGGCATAAGTTGTTATAGAGAGGATGGTTGTAGTGGATGGGAATCGAGCAACCATCGAGTAATAGGACGGCCAGGCGCCATTGATGTATCCGGCCAGTAGGGTGGCGGTGGGTGGGATATTGGCTGCATCGGTTGAGTCATACATTGTATCAGTCACTTACGCTTGCCACCTTTATTCCACTTGCGAGCGTTTTTAGCGAATACAGCTTGACGCTTTGTTTTCGTTGAGGCTTTGGAACCTGGCTTGGTTACCTTGTTGGCGTAAGCGGCGACTGATTTGCCAGAGCGGTTGGCTTTAGCGGTGAACTTGCCTCGGTTGGCTGGGTTGAGATGGATGCCACTACCTGCCATTAGGTGACCTCTTGTGTCGAAAGGACGCCAGCGGTGCAGATGATGCGGTATGTGTGACCATTGGATTGATCCGTTATAACTGGACCTACCGTGTTATCAGAGTAGAGGAAATCACTGTTGATGGATGTGCCGTTGGTGGCCGCTTCAATGTCGATGCCACCCGCACCCTTTAATGTGAGGTTGCTCGATGGCGAGTTGTTGTTAATAGTGAGGCCGCCAGAGCCGTTATTCTCAAGGGAGATCCCGCTCGCATCGGCATCGGGTGTACCGGTACCAGCCTCTACTGTTAACTGCCAACCACCACCGTCCGCAACTGAGTTGAGTTGCATCTGATAGCCGTTGCCACCACCACCATCATCTGTCCCGGCGACAAGACCCCACCCGGTCTTCGTACCGTCAGTGCCCTGAAACTGGTAGAGAGCTGCGGCTAGCGGGTCGGTGCCGCCACCAGTGTTGAGATACCACTGACCGTAGTTGGCTGTCTGGACACCTTCTGGTGGGTTGTCGCCAGTGAAGTCGGGGAATGAGCCGCCACCGCCAGATGAGTTGACTATCGGGTCAGAGAGAGTACCCGTTACCGTAACGTTGGTGCCAGCGTGGACTTGAGCGACACCGGCAGTTGGGGTGAAGTCGGATAGGGCGATAGCTAGAGCTTGGTATAGCTCGGAGAGCCCTTTGGACTCTGGACGTGAGCCACCGGCTGCTTCGATTAGGTCGATGAGGTTCTCGGTTAGCGAGCCAGCGTTGCCGTCAATCGTCATCTGGGGATATTAACCCTGCGTCAATGCCATGTTGGTGTGCGAGGGAGTGGGCTTCTTCGAGGGTATCGCACGCAAAATGCTCGCCCGTCGTGGCGTTGATGACGAGGTGCCTGCCTTGCGGGCCGACCGCGGGGTCTATCTTTTCGACGGTCATTAAGTGATCCCATAGAGATAGGCGGATGTGCCGGTGACAAAGTTGCTCCCACTGAGCGGCTTGAGGGTGACCGAGGTAACGGCGGCCGTACTGGTCACCTGAATATTTGAAGTGCCGGCGCTGCTCGAAGTAGTGCCCGTCACCCCGTCGTAGTACCCGCTCGTGAACGTCCCGCTTTTGTTGAAGGTGGTGGCGGCATAGCCGAAGATCTTGACATCGAGCTGGCCGGTCACGCCAGCCGTTGCGCCCGTGCCAGGGAGGTCTTTGCCATTGCCGATGCTCGGTACCAGGTTGACTGACCATCCGGCAGCGGTGGCCGAGGCCCCGAGGTAGTTGGATCCTCCGACTGCCTCGCCAATGCCGTTGATGAAATATCCCGATGCCACCGAGTTGACGGTCACCTGATAGTTGTCAACGGCCGCATTAGAGGAACGACCGAACGCGATGAGTTCGAGATGGTTCGCCGTCCCTGGGATGGCGCTGAACGTGATGCTGGCGGCGGCAGATGCGAGGACTGAGTTAGCTATTTGGGTGAGAGCGCCGACGCCCCCCCCCGATGGGTTGTTGGTGAACTTGGCGAAGACGAGTGGGGTAGTACCGACCGTGACGACTTGGGAAGTTAGGAGCCAAGAGGTTACAGCGTTGACCGTCCCGCCTTGGACCGGGATGGCCCCGGTGTTATTCATGTCGGAAGGCTGGTCGTAGTCCAGGGCACGGGTGAACACGGGAGCGATACCTACGCCTGAGGCGATGGTGAGGACGTATATACCGTTAAAGGCGCCGGATGGGGCTTGTGTATCGTTTTTAACTAGGAGGCGCTGGCCGACAGTGTTGAGGGTGATGCCGTCGATAACGATTGGGGTATTTGCGGTGCCGGTGAATGTAGCGCCTACTCCCCCGACACCGTTAGCGTAGGTTAGACCGGAAGTGTTGGAGGCGAGAGTAGTTGCCGCCTGGACAGCTACGGCTGGATTAATACCAGCGACAGCGTTGGAGATTGCATTAGTGACAAAGGCATCCGTGGCTATCTGAGTCGTGTTATCGCCAGGCGTGGCAGTAGGGGCGGTTGGGGTGCCGGTTAAGGCGGGGGAGGCTAGAGGAGCTTTGGCGGCTATAACGGCTACCTCGGCGGCGGATAGGGAAACTACTGGGGCTACGTTGGGAGTGCCTGAAACAGTTATTGTCCCGTCGACGTTGGATACGGACGTTACCGTACCCGATCCGCCAGAGGATGAGGATTTCGATGATGGGGTGCCGAACTCGCCATTGGTGTTCGAGAGCCCCATTGTTATTGACGACCGGCGAGAATGGAGATAAGGGGAGTACCGACTGCGAATGCATAGGGGATTTCAGATGTCCCGTATAGGTTCATCGGGAGGGATTGGCCGGGGAGGAGTGGGACGCCGGTTGTGGCGGATACGTCTGGCCCGCCGATTCGGATTGTTATAGCGGCGTCTTCGTTGTAGATGATTACTGGGAGTGGGTCCTGGATGTTACCGGCGATGTTCTTTAGTTGGCCGAGGCCAGAACCTTGTACTAAGAGGGGGGTGATAGTGGATGTTACTAGGGTTATCTGTACTGCTTTGAGTGCCACTAGACCATTCTCCCTTGTAGTGGGTTCGGGGTGGAGAAGTTCTTGCGTCGGAGTAGAGCGGGGAGTTTTGGAGTGCGAGAGGGGATGGGGAGAGGGGATGGAGCGAACACTCTGGTCAACTGGTGGTAGATGCACTCGACGTTCTTGCCAACGTATGTCGTGCAAGTGCAACGGAGATCAGTCGGTTGCAAGGGAATGTAGGGCAGGGCTGTCGGCAACTGGGCTCTACGGACGGGCACTAGGGCAGGGTATCCGATCGAACGCCATCATTCCAGTCGGAGGGAGAGCGAGGGGTAAGGGGGCGTCAGGCCCCCTATTCCAGTCGGAGGGCGGCTATCAGGGCTTCTGCTGTCTTTTTCCCTATGCCCTTGACTTCCATGAGTTGGGCGGCGGATACGGTCCACTCGATTGGGACGAAGCCGAAGTGATCGTAGATGGCCTTGGCTTGTTTAGGGCCGATGTTGGGGAATGATTGGAGTAGGAATAGTGAGTAGGCGTCGGAGCCTACTTGTCCCCACTCGTCTTTGAGTTGTTTAGGTCGATGCGTTGTATTGAAGCTTGGGCTTCGCACATACTTCGCAACGCCCAATATGCACCGGATCGTATCGCTTGGGTCCAGAGTTGTGAATGTCCCAACTCGTCTAGCAGCGCATTTAGTGATAATGCTGCGGACTGTGTCCATGGATATGGGACCATCAACCAGTGCGCCGTCAGTTGTTCGAGAGAACGAAGATTCGAGGATGAGGTACGCATGTGTGACGGTAGCCGAGGATTCGATCTGGTCGAGTTCATAATGGAGCCTTCCGTCGATAAGGGATGCGGCGAGGTCGGGGAGTGTTTTACGCTGGAAGCCGAGGATACCGGTTGATTGGACATAGAAGAAGTCACATCCGTGTTTTTCGGGTAGAGGAGAGATCGACCAACGGAGTGTTCCGAGAGGACTTTGATCCAGAAGTCGCTGTATTTCATGTTCTGACGGCGCTATAAGAAGCATATGATGATAGCGGCCATTATTGCGTATATCAAGACGACGATGATAATGGATTGGAAGACATTGAGTTGCCATTGATGTCTTCTAAATGTTCGTAGAACTCGTCTGGCAGATTGAATAGACAGACGGAACCGGTGGCGTTCATACATTTGGGCCAGTCGCAATCTTGACAGGGATGGAGTGGGGTTGGGGCTGGGCGAATGATGGGGCGGATATTGTTAATGTGGCGTATGGGATAAGTCATGTTACTTGCCATCCGGCGACATTAACGAGGTAGTCGATGGCGAAGTTAGCGACAGGAGCCCCGACTAGCTCTTTACGTTCCCTATCTTTAACTGAGGTTAGCGTCCATTGTGGTGGAGAGCCGGGGAGTTGTGTCTTGCCAGCAAGTAGGAGAGTGTGGAACTGGAACGGGAGTTCCTTCTGACCTGAGGGCTTGACGCCGTAGGGGAGGAAGAGGGAGCGGACTTCTTTGGACTCAGTTGGCTTCTTGTCGGATGAGAGATTCTCCGACATAGCCGTGCAGTAGAGATGGTAGTTACCCTTGAAGATGAGTGGCTTTATCCAGTCTCGGTATAGAGCGTTAATGACATTCCAATCAGTCCACCCTTCTAGTGTCTTTTGGTCCGCCTTGCGTTGGAAGACGAAGTATTTACCCATATCCTGTTGGAAGACTTCCGTTATGAAGTGGGATTGGACTGACGACCAGGCGTTCGAGATGAAGTCTACTGACACCCAATCTTGTGGGCGAGCGGTTCGAGCGACCATCTTGCCGAATGATTCGTAGTCCTTCCAATCGTATAAGGAAGTGATATGGACACGATCTTGGATAGTTGGGTAGCCGGTCATCATGCGGGGGATAGCTGAGTCAGAGTCGCCTATGTAGAACTGGGCGTCCGAGCCGGTTAGGGCACAGAACTTAGCGATGTTGAGAAGGCCGGTTGTCTTGGATGAGCCAGCGGGACCGAGGACAAGGATACGTTCGGAGACGGGATAGGGTTGTGAGAGGGGCATCAAACAAACTTGCCGACAAGCTCTGTGTGGATAGCTTCTGCAAGGTTCTCCGCTTGTCTCTCATCAGTGAGCCAGAAGGTTAAGGCAGAACGATCATCATCCGTTTCTGAATGGTGGAGTTGGTTCGATGAAAGAAGGAACATCCGTACACCGTAGAACGTGTCGCCATTCTCAGATGTCTTCTCAACGAAAATGATCTCATCCGTCAGTTCTTCGCTGTAGATGTTAATGCGCATGGGGGTCTTCGCCTTTCATTAATGTGTTAAGTGCAAGGGATTGGAGAATAACCTTGGGGTCTTCCTCAATGACTTCGGCATAGGTGTCGAGTATCGAGTTGGAGAATGAGGCGGCACAGATTAAGAGAGGAAGTAAGTCGCCGTAGCGAAGGCGAAACTCGTTGACTAAGACATTGGCGGATTCGTAGTCGCCAGTTGAGGATGCCGTCATTATCGCCATCCATGTGGTTTGGGTGGTGGCGAGAGAGGCCATGTTTGGTTGCTTAGCCATGTTGATTAACCTTTCGAGGGAAAGCACGGTTGAATCTATCTTCTTCTACTTGAGCCTCTTCCTTTGTTGCGTAGTAGCCGAGTGACCATTCGATACCCTCACGTTTGGCTCTTGCATGCCAGGGTTTGATACGTGACCATTTCGAGTGTTTAGTCCAGTTTCGGAAGGTGGGCATTATCTTGGAGGGATAATAACTAACTTGTACCCGACACCCTTAGAGTTGAACTCTTCACTCTCGATGTCGAATCCAGCCTCACGGAGAATGTCTTTGGCGTGATTCGTGTTGAACCGGCCAGAGTTGGGAGTAACGGATATCTTAGAACCTTCGTACTCGGCCGAGAATCCTTCTGGGAGGATTTTGAGTAGCTGTTCCGTCATGGCGTCTTTGGCGGATTGGAAGAGTTTTATCTTGGCGTCGGCGTTGTTACGTGCGACGATGAAGATAATGGCTTCTGGCGGGACAGTATCAGATGGGGATGCCTTCTCATCGTGGAGGTTATAGTACGGGCAAGGGTATTCGAGAGTGCATTCCGGCATCTGAGAGTTGAGATAAGCGTGTTCTATACTGGCCAGTTTCGACTCGATGTCAGTGAGCGTTATGTCGGGGATACGAGGGTAAAGAGATGATTGGAGTAGTTCATTCTTCTCCTTGTCCCATATCGGCATGAGGAATGCTTTGGCGGAATCATGCCCGATGACGTAAATAGACTGTTGCCATTGGTAGTGCGGAAGGTTGTCGATACCGTGGGAGAGGTATTCGGAGATGAGGTCTGGCCCAAAACCCTTGACATCGCACGGGTACCATTCCGACCAGTTGGCTTCATGGGATGGATTGGCGAGTTGGCCGAGTAGTGGGTAGCGGGCTTCGCAATCGTAGTGACCGATGATAGAGATGGTTGTTCCAGAGGGAAGAGTGAAGACTTGGAATAAGACTTCCCCTTGATAGTTGCGGAGTTGCCAACCACGATCTTGGAGAGCTTTGAGGATGATGGGTTCGAGTTCGTGGCCCCGGTCGAAGATGGCTTGCATCTTGGCGGTTGGGGGTTGGGCCGGGTAGCCAGATCGTGCGGCCCATAGCTTGCGTGGGCAACCACCTACAGATGATGCTCGGTATAGGACTTCACCTTCGACCATCTGGACGATTGGAGATGAAGCGGAACGGTCGATACCGTCATCTGGATTGCCCTGGTAGTCGAGGATGGTTCCTCCAATCTCTTGCTTGAAGTCCGGAATGGGGGAGTCCGGTTCGTCGGCCAACGTCCAGTCAGTCATGGGACTCCTATCGAGGGGTTTGGAAGCCGGGGTCCAGGGGGTGCAACCCCTTGGCCGGTAGGGGAATCAGGATGGCTCTCACGAACGCAAGACGACTCCGGTGTCGGACCAAAGTGATTGTCTTGGGTTGTACCACCTGATTCCCCTACCGGCCCACCCTGCCACATGGCGGAAACAGGGTAGGCGGGTGACGCCGAGGTTACTTCTTGGCGGCAGCAGCTGCGGCCAACTTCTCCTTCGGCGTCTTCGGTGCCTCGGTGGGCGCAGGAGCGGCGCTGGCGGGTGCGCTGGACTCCGGTGCCACATCGGCGGTCTTGGCCGCTCTGGCGGAAGCGAGGGCGTCCCGTCGCTTCTGGCGATCCTGAGCGTTGGCCAACATCTGTTCGGGGGTGTTCTGGCCGTGGAAGACAGCGTAGACACCGAAGAGCTGTGGGTCAGTGTTGGGAACGGGGCGTACCTTGAACTCCCAGTGCTTCTCCGGTACAACTTCGGCAAGACGCTGGCGAACGGCCGACATCCGACTGACGGCGCCTGTCTTGACTTCGTACTGCCAAAGTCGAGCGGGCTTATTAAGCAACTGCGTTTCGAGGGGTGCAAGATGCTCTTCCCACTTGACGGGCTCTCGTCCCTTGCCAGGAGGACGGGGAGGGGCGGCAGGGATGTCCTCGAAGACGATCTCTCCGAAGACCGATGGGACGGTGGCGGTGTCAGTGTCAGTGTCAGTCATTTGATGCTCTCTTTCGGTTGGGGTGGATTAGGCCCGTGCCGCATTGTAGAGGGAGCCCGAGATCGCCTGTTGGGCAAACTCATCGTCGGCTAGTACCTCTGGATCGGCAAGTGCTGTTGCGAGAAATACGCCCCATTCGGTGGTGCGAGCGAGGGCGGTGTACTTGTCGAATAGCGGATTGCCGGTTGGGGCGGGTGCGGCTTGGGCAGCACGGGCTTGTGCTAGTAGTGCGGCGGTGTCAACGGCGGGAGCTACTTGACCACCGGGAACACCATTGGCGACAGGAGCCTGAGCTACTGGTACCTGTGGGATTCCCATGGGGGCCATTGCAACGGGGGCCGGTGACACGGGTGGGATAGTAGCAGGTGGGGAATCTTGGATCAACCCGAAGTATTCAGCGGGCATGAGTCGCTTCTGTGGGTCGATGTTGCGGCCGAAGGTTATTTCCTTTTCGAGCAGGTGGAGGATGAGCCCTTCCCATACCTTGGCGTTGGTAGGACCACCGGGGCGGCGTTGGAGTTCTGCGACGAGTTCAGGGATTTCCTGGGCCGAACTGATCCAGTGCCCGTAGATGGTCGAGGCATTGATACGTTGCTGTTTCTTGGTTGGGTGGGTGACTGTGGTCCCGCCGTCGGCAGATTCCCAGTCGGCACCGATGGAGAGTTTCAGGGTTTGGGGCTCTTCGAGTTCGTCCACTCCGATGAGATGGAGGAGGAGTTGCCGACCACCTTGATAGTCGGCGTCCGGTGCGAAGTACGCCGAGAAGATTTGGAGCACCATATCGTCCCGAAGACCCGATGAGAGTTTCCACGGGTCTGTGATTTCAACATCTGCCATTTGATTCTCTTTCTATTTGAGGGATACTGGTTAAGGAATAGAGGGGCGGGTACTCACACAATGGCACCCGCACCCTCACTTGACTATTGGGGTGTCAAATAACCCCGGCTTGGCGTCTTCTTACCAAGTCAGTCAAGAGGGTTGGAACGTGCGATTGCCGCATTGCTCCAAAACATTGTCTCTTCAAGATGGGTTATTGCGAGTGACTTCTCCCTCCCTTCGGGAAGAAAAGTATTGAGAAGGTCCGCAAGGCGATGACACTCGTTACGGACATCGGTGTGAAGTTCACTCTTGCGTTGGTCTGGCTTGTGATAGTCGAAACGACCCGATATGTCCATTTCACAATACTCCCTTGTCCCATACGAGTGCATCCCTCCACCATGAAGGGAGCAGGTGTTTGTTCTTACGCCATACCATCTTTAGAAACTGAGAGTCGAGTATGTATGACTCACAGAAGTCGTCGGCAGATCGCATACCACGGCCAGTCATCTGGACTAGCGAACGGATCGTGCGTACTGCGTACCAGTTTTGACCCCCTTTGCTGTAGAGCCTTGTGGAGATTTGCTTGTCGCCAAGAGAGGGGAATGGAACCTTACAGACAACGATGACCCGACAGTCGTCATCTGGCAAGTCAATACCCCTGTCCAGAGATGGTGCGAGAAGGATGCTCGCAGGAGTGTAGAGGTAACGGTCGATGGCCCGTTGCTTCTCTCCACTCGAATGATAAGTGATCGTGCGGAGATAGTGCTGGCTGTTGTCAAGGTAAGTCTCGATGACCTTATTGAGATCGTATGAGACTGTATGGACGAGGATTTTACTGTCCGGATGGAGAGAAGCGATTTTAAGCACCGCCGCACCGATGAGAGGTTGGGAGTCATCCTTTTCCTTTCGGGACATTGAGGCGATGGGATAGACGTAGATAGGTCTTCGAGAGATAGGAAAGGTGGAAGGGATAGCGACACCGGACCAGTTCATCCTTTCTTCTCGATAGGCTCGGACCACGTTAGGCCGCATTCACAGTAGTGGCGAGTGGAGCGGTCGTGTTTATTGAGGCAGCATTTGTGGCCGTAGGAGCCTGGCCCGTAATGAGACTGTTCGCATTGGATAGGCATTTAGATACCCAACGTTTCAGCGAACACGTCGAAGGATATTGTTGTAGCAGACATTAGGAGCCATCTAGGGGAGTGCCGGAAGAGGTTGTCATAGGTAAGCGAATCAATAGTGACGGGTTTGAAAGCAATATCTCCTTTGTCATACCCGGTATAAACCCATCCCCCAGATGATATTCCATGTGTAGGATCGTTAAGCCGTTTGACGTTTCCAAGAAGACGACTGTGGGATTGGCGAGCACGTATGGCGTCAATACCTTCACCTGTGACCTTGTGAGCCCGAAGTTTCTCTTCGGCTTCAAGCGCCCATTCGACCCAGGAGGCTTCGACTGTCTTTTTAGATGGCGGCTCAATCCCATACTCTTTAGCCTTTCGAGCGGTTACTCGTACTTCCACGAATGACATCATTACGTCTTCGAGTGTATCCGCTTCGTCCACGATAATCAACTGCCGGTTGAGAGGGAGGTTGCCGACGTAGTTTGCCTCGTAGAGAAAGTACTGGATGTTGGTGCAGACGAGTGGGGAACGGATGGCCGAGAACTTGGCGATCTCGTATGGGCAGGAAGATACGGGATGGCACCATCGACAGTGCATGGCGTCGGGATTGTCTTCGGTACAGAGGAAACAGGCTGGGAGGGATTCACGGCGTTTGATGCAGTCGCCAGCGTTCAGGGCGGGGAACTGGTCGGGGGAGTCGGCGGTGGCGTAGTTCGAGCGGCCCTTGAGGATGACCGAGTTGGGGAAGTCTCGATGGAACTGTGTCTGTAGTGCGATGGACGAACACAGATAAAGGGCTCTTGCGTCGAGACTCTGACGGACCAGTTCTCCAATAAGAGTTTTGCCTGAGCCCGTTGGCGCATCCAACATGACGAGTTGATCCCCATTGGAGAATGCACTAAGGACACCGGCGAGAGCTTTCTGTTGATGTGGGCGGATCGTATCGGCCCACGGAGGGAGGGTTATGTTCATTGGGGGTCTAGCATTCTCCTGGTGTCTGCGAGGATTTGATCTAGTTCCGCAATATACTTCGGGGGAGCGGTATGTTTCAACTCTTCTGAGGCGGAAATGATATTGCGTGCGAGGGCTCGCAATCCTTCAACATCGGCGTCTTTCCGTAAGTCGTCTAGTTCTTCCTTGACTGTTTCGAGATACTCCCTACGTGATACTCGTTGTCGCTTTTGTTGTTCCATTGCGAACTTGTAATGAAGTTCACCGGCCGCACCGTCTGGATGTTTAAGGTCCCAATCTTCGAGCCACATTACTATAGCGTCTTGGAATACGTCACTTCGAGTTTTGAATGCTGAATCTAATCGTTGTCCAAGTATTTCATCTATACGACGTATGTGGAATGAATCAGCACGGAACTGGACGTGATCCGTAGCGCCACGTTTGACATCTGACTTCGTGTAAGTCTCATGGGGCTTTTCCATGCGCCAGGGATCAACGTCGGCCATTCCGCCCCTTCTATAGTATTAGTATTACATTTCGTGTTACGCTAACACGACGAAAGTGATGTGTTAAGGTGTTACAAAGGCTCTAGGGTGGTACAAACATACTGTGTTACGTGTTACACGATTGAGTCATTCCAGGAGGAATATTCGTCTTTATCACAGTCACAACCACCCTCTTCCATCTCCTTAATAGCCAAACGGGCTTCACTTCTAACGAACTTTTCAGCGTCAACACTGGACAATCGAACAAGTTCAATACGAGGTATCACGCATACTGATCCGACATTATGGGTATCGCAGTACATCCGGAAAACTTCTACATCTTGTTCAACAGGTCGAGAGTGTTGGACATGTATCACTGATAGAATCCGTTCACATCTCTCCATCCAACTATCTCGTCTGGTTCGCACCCAAAGAGATCGCATAGGGCTACTAAGTGTTTGTCGAGTATCGGCTTATCACCCTTCACATACATCGACATTGTGGAGGGGTGGATACCGGCGAGAGCGGCCACCTGGTACTGGGGGTGGGGGACCGAGAGAACCTTGATCCGGAGCTTGGTGACTCGAACGGACTGGGGGAGTTCAGTGGAAGCCATGGGGAGGGCCAACCTAGAGGCAGCAAAGATATTCGTCAAATGTTACGGAGAGTTGCAACATAGGGGTTTATCTTCGATCTAAGGGTCGGGGAACCCCCTGTGGCGCCATGGTCCAGGGGGAGGATTTGCGGCCCGCCTACCCCCCAATACTGCGGAGTAACTTAGACGTCTGAGGGTCAAATCGCAGGCGTTGGGAGCGGCGGCAACGCTTCGGTCGGCGGGAGCCCGTACTGCTTTTCGGTTTGGTTGTAGAGAGCTTTGAGGTAGGCGGGCGTGACGTTGTACTGGGTCCCGAGTGGATCGGGGACCGTGGCTCCTGCTGGGTACTTGTCGAGTGTGGAGAAGTCGCCAGTGGTGAGGGCGTTATAGGCGTCTGCTTCGGCTATCTGGTAGCGGGATATCTCCGACTTGGCGGCCATCTGGCGGAGGTTGATCTTCTGGACATCGGCAAATGGGACGTTGAGAGCGTTGGCGACCATCTTGGCGAATCCGCCTGGATCGTTTGTTTTGAGGTAGGAGTACTGGCCGGAGAGGTTGAGAGCGGCGTCCAAGGCGGATACCTGCGGAACTATTTGTTCTATGGAGGTGAAGATGTTGCCTTGGGGCCCGGCTGCTTTGATGCCATAGAGAGAGTTAAAGGTTAAGTTCGTGTAGAGAGGAGTACCGCCGAATGATGCGTTGGGGTCGATGGCGGCGATTGGGGCGGCGATGATCGGGTTGAGAGATTCGAAGAACCCTGTCCACGATGCGTAGTTGGCCGTGTCTCGGAACGGGTCAAGGAAGCGAGTGTCTACTGCGGATACGTTGCCTTGGGCGTCAGGCTGGCCGAGGAAGAAGAGGAGTTGGATACGGGTATCGAGGCCAGATGGGATGTTCGAGGAGTCTTGTGTGGCGAGTTGTGAGAGGAACGTGGCACGGTAGGGGTGGTCGGCTGGGTAGGAGAGGACATAGGAGAGGATGTGTTTTGTCCAACCGTAGAAGGGGAAGATTCTGAGAAGAGCGCCACGTTCTAAGGGAGTCATATGTCGCATATCGCCCATGACGGACATGGCGGCTTGCATCCCGGCTTCATGGGCCTGGTCGGCCGTCATATCTACTTTCTCACGGGAGTGAGAGTAGATTTCTTTGCCGGTTATCGGGTGGCGGACTGGGTTGCCAGCGGCGTCAAGTTGTGGAGTGTAGACATCATCGTAGAATGATCCATCTTTTAGGGCACGTTCAAAACCGGCGAGATAGACGAGAGCCTTCTGGGCTTTGGTTACTGCACGGGTGAACTTGAAGTTGAGATTGGCTGCGGCCTTGAGGCGAGCTAGGGCACCCTGGATATGTGGGTGGTTAGCGAGATGTTCATCTATTGCGAGATTGCCGAGTTGCTTACCGCCGAGATAGTGGAACTTCATGTCCTCGGCACCCTCTTGGGAGGATGATGTACCGAATGCCGAGTCGATACGTTCGCCAAGGCCGGGGTATTTGGCCAGGGTTTCGTCAGTGAGTTTGCCAGTGCGACCGTAGTGGACGGCATCTCGGAGGAAAGAGAACATTTCTTTGTTACCACGGAAGGCGACCATTACTGATCCGCCAACGGTTATGTGAAGGGTGAAGCGAGGGGAGAGCCCGAGGATAGAGTGGCGGAATAGGTTCGTCCCTTTGTCCATGATGTTGTTTGTTGGGTTGTCCATCTTCTGGACGGTTGATTCCATTGCCTTGGCGAGGTTGCCATCTATGTAGTATTCAGCGTCCATCTTGGGGAGTGAGAGATTGCCGAAGACTGATTCGGGCTTCCAGGTGACGAGTCCCATCTTTTTGAGTTGGTCCTGGATAAGAGCGTCCACGTTGTCGGTGGCGGTACCGGCTATGACTTTCTCTGAGTTCGCCTGGATGTCGGGAGCGAGGTAGTTGGCGAGAAGGGCTCGGAGATCGGCGGCGTTATGGAGGTGAGGCTTCACCCACTCTTCGTGGAACTCTTGGAGGACGTCATCGTGGAGGGCTTCTTTGGCGCCTTTGAGGAATCCGAGTTGGATGTCGGAGACTGATGAGGAATAGTCGAAGATGTTCTCATGGATGGCCGCTTCGGATTTGGGGCGGAGGGCGGAGAGTTTGAGGTTGTAAGTGGGGCGAGCTTCTTTATTGATGTCGTTCGGGGAGAGATGTGGGAGGTAGTGGGGGACAAGGCCACGGGCTCGGAGGGAGGCGAGTTCGTTGTAGGCGTTGTCGGACATCTCTTTCCAGAGGGCAACGGGGAGGTCGGGGAGCATCGGGTTGCCGTAGGAGTCTTTGGAGGCACGGGAAACGAGTTCGATTATTGTGCGTGGATCGGCTTCGAGCTTGGACACGGCGGTATCGGGCCAGGCGTTCGGGTCCTGCTTGTGGAGGGCGGTAAGGGTGTCGGGGATGAGGTTGGCGGCTTTCTCCGAGGTTTGGACCTGGCGGACAAGTTCATCGTTATAGGCGGACTTCCATACGCCAGGGGGATTGCGGATGGAAGTCTCGATGAAGTGTTGGTCGGCTTTCTGGGCAGCGGCGGCGAGGTAGGAGATGGAGGTCTTATCGAACTTGGACTTACCATTCCAGAGTCGATCCATGGTTGTCATGAGCTTGGAGCGGACAAGGGAGTATTGCTGGAGGCCCTTTAGGGTGTTGCGGATTTGGAGGAGATGGCCATTGGGTCCACCGGGGAGGGATTTGAATACTTTATTGTCGAACTTTCGGACAGCGACCTTGGAGTAATCGGACATTGATTTAAAGTCGTGGTTCTCGTAGGCCTTATAGATTTGGTCTATGAGCCCGCCAGGAGAGAAGAGATCACGAATGGCGTTCATCGAGTGGAGTGAGATGCGTTCGTCTGGGCCTAGGCCGAGGAGGTTGCGGAGGACGACTGTGTTGGAGGGGACGGTTCGATCCCATCGTTCAGCGGATGGGAGGGCTTGGCGAGCACGTTCGGCGGCATCGTCTGGGAGAGATGAGATGGAGGCCTTGATTGATTGGAAAACGGCGGCGGAAGTGGAGTGGAGAGTGGAGACGAATCGGTCGAGTGACTTGTCGCTCTGGTCTACCTTTATGAGAAGGGAGTTGAACTGGGTAGAGGCGGCTTCATGGGCGGCGTGGGCTTCGTCGGATAGGGTACCGGCTCGGAGGACTTTCTCACCACGGGAGCCGGGAGTGACGAGATACTTTTCGAGTTGATCGGTGACGACACCTTGATCGTTGACGAGTTTTGTTTTGACGTCGGCTATTTTCCCGGCCTGCATTTGGAGTTGAAGAGCTTGGCGTTCAGTGGAGAAGGTGGCGTCGAGAGCATTGCGGACCTGCGGAGGGATGGAGGGGTCTAAAGCGATGTCTTCGGGAGAGCGGAAGTCCGTTTTGTAGATTTGGAGTGCGAGGTCTTTGTCGGCAGGGGAGAGGCGACCGATGGCTTCGATCATCGGGCGAGTCATATCTTCGACTAGCTTCGTGCCCTTTTGTTCGGCAGAGATGAGTCCCTTGTTGAGTTCGGATTGTTCGGAGCCGACGTTTTTGGCGTTGCGGTAGAGGTTTAGCTGGTCGCCAACCGTCATGGAGGCGAGAGAGGTTTGGCCAGCGGCGTCGGTGGTGGCGATGACTCCTTGGTTCTTTAGGGGGAGTTTCTTACCGAGTGCCCATGAAAGTTGGGCGGCGGACATCTTCGAGAGTTCGTCGGGAGCGATGCCGAGCTTAGCGGCCATAGCGATGCCTTGGTCGGTGTGGGCCAATATCTTGGGGAGGTAGTCTGTTAGAGGGAGGACATCGAGAAGAGAGGTTAAGGGGTTCTGGAGGAGTGTGTTGAGCCCGGCCTTACCCTCCATGAGTTCGGCAAAGTCGGTTAGACCGGGTATCCATGAGGCGAGGGAGTGAAGGGCGAGGGGGTGGAGAAGGGAGGATGGGTGCTCGACTGTGTTGGTTATCGTGTCGAAGATGTTCTTGACGAGAGAGATCGGGTCGAGCCCAGTGAAGATATTGGCGGCATTGGTTTTGACGTTGGCGACGACAGCAGAGTCGGAGTGGGTATCGGTTGGGAGAGCAGAGGAATAGTTGAGTCCGGAGGCAGCTTGAATGGCACGGATACGTTCGGATTCCGACATAGGCGTGCCGGTGAGGAGGCGTTGCGAGTCGAGTTGGTAGACCGGGTAGTAGGCGGATTGAGGGATACCGGCTTGCTTAGCCCAGTTGACTGTCTTGGACCACGATTGCGTAAAGGTCTGAGTGCCTGACTTATCGACCATTAGACACCCTTACCCTGGGTGCAGCGGGGGTCGCTACTCACCCGTTGCCCCCACCCGTTGTGGCGTTGGCGGCAGCGTAAGCGGCAGAGGTTGTGTCGGCCGAGGCGGATGCGGCGGCTGCGGCAGGAGTGGGTAGGCCGTTGTTCGAGCCAGTGGATTTACCCGAGAGGTAGGAGTATATCTCGTCCATGGATTGTGACCATGAGGATTGGCCCGTGGGGGGTAATCCGCCATAAGTTTGTTCGTACTTGTTGTAGCCGAGAAGGGATTGGATTATGCCTTGGTATGGGACGGACTTGGCGTACTCAGAGGCGTCCTTAGGGAGTTGCTGGAGAGCGGCGAGAACGGGGTCAGAAGATGAGTCGGTTTCTTTGGCAACAGCGGCGTCGGCGGCATTGAGGGCAGCATTGCCAGTGTTCTGGCCCGAGTTAACGTAGGGGGCGAGAGCGGCGGTTGATGCGACATCTTCGGAAGCAAGGGAGTCGAGAGAGGCTTCATCGGGTGCGAGGGCGGCATTAACGTCTTGTTGTTCTGTGGGGGTTTTTACCTTGGCGGCTGTCTTAGGGGAGAGAGCGTGATTAGCCTGTTGCAGATTGGCGGCACCCTGTTGGGCGGCTTGGGCGGATGCAGAGGCGGCTTCGGGAGTGTTCTGGGTAGAGTCGTCGGGGATGGGGGCATTGGTACCAAGAGAGCGGACGGCGTTGGTTCCGATGAATGGCGAGCCAGCGGTGTTGGCCTGTTCGTTGGATGCGACTTGGTTCTGATATGCCTGTCCGGCTGGAGCGAGTTGAGCGGGCGTATAGGGACCCTCGGCGTTCTTTGGGAGCCCGGCGAATACGTTGGATGCAGCCCCACCCTGGAGTGCCTGTTGATACGGGTTGTTCTCAGATATCGGCGCCACGCCAGCGTATGAATATGGGTTGTTCTCATTAGTATCTTGTTGTCCAGTTGATGCAAGCGTGGCCATTAGAGACTCCCGTTATGTGTTATAGGGTATGGGGGGTCAAGGGGGGTTATCCCCCCTACCCCTGAGCGAAGGATTGAGTAGAGAGGGCACTACCAACGTTGGAGAGATCACCGAGTCGTGCCTCACCGATTTGGGCGAGGAGAGCAGTAGATTGTTGCTGGCCCTGGACACCGGCCTGTTGGTTCTGATAGTTGAGCATGGTGAGGGCCTGTTGGTTGGAGAGGCCATTGGCTTGGGCGATTAAGCCGAGGTTCTGTTGGGCGTTGGCCAGTTGGGATTGGTTGAACTGGTAGCCCGATTCCTCACCGGCTTGCGTGTTCTGGGATTGGGCTTGTTGGTTACCGAGTAACTGGGATTGTAGACCCAATGCTCCGGTGGCGAGTACTTGTTGGGTGCCGAGTGTCGAGTTGGCTCTGGCTTGACCTTGAGTGTTGAGAGTGCCTTGGCCAGCACCGGTGTCGGATTGGCTACGTAGGGCGTTCCCATAGTTGAGGTTGAGAGAGGCTTGTTGGTTGGTTAGTTCGGAACCCTGGATGCCGTAGGCGGCTTGCTGTAGGCCGTAGCCAGTTTGCTCGATACCCTGTTGTGCCGTGTTCTGAGCGGCTTGTTGGGTATTGCCGAGTTGCTGTAGGCCAGTTTGTTGTTGCTGGATGTTGTACTGGGAGGACTGGATACCTGAGAGTGCGTTGGCGTATGCGGTTTCCTGGGCGACCTGGGGAGTTATTGCTTGTTGCTGAGATTGGAGTGCGGCTATAGCGATGTTGTCAGCGCCAGTGGTTGGAGCGAGTCCCTGGAGGAGTTGTTGCTGTGTAGATGCGGCGCCGGTATTGGGAGCGGCCATTAGATCACCACCCTCTTGATCCGGGGGTTAAGGGGGCGGGCCACCTTAGTAACCCTCCGATGTGAGCCATGCCGGGAGAGCCGCTTGACCGGTGGAGAACGTACCGGCTTGATCTTGGAAGGTTCGAGTGGTGTCGTAGAAGTCAGCTAGCTTCTCGGCAAACCGGGCCTTGGCATCCTTCCAAGATGGGTTGTTATCCTGTATCCATGCCCGGTAGGTGGCGTAATCCCAGATGAGGTCTTCCCAACCTTCGAGGATATCGATGGGGTCAGAGTCGGATACCGCTGGAGTTATAAGTTGGTAGTAATAGACGTTTAGAGTGCCTGACTCGGATGGGACGGGGTAGAGCTTGATATTGAGAGATGGTGGCGCACCCCACATCGTGTAGTAGAGCGGGTAGTTGGCGGGCCACTCTTGATTGATTCCCCAGACCTGGTCCATCTCCATGTAGCCACGGAACTCGACGGTGTAGGTGTTGACGGTGTTATCACCTTGCACGAACTCAAGACGATAGATCCGATAAGTGTCGGTGGGGGCTACTACCGATTGCTCCTCGGCGGTTACTGCGATGTTGGATATAGTCCGCTTCCACTCACACTTACGGGCTACCTCGGCACACCCTTGATTGATGTAGTTGGTGAGTTGCTCGTCGGTCCAGAACTGCGCCGAGGTTTCATCCAAGAGATCACGGACGAACGTGAGCCCCTCTGTCAACGTCGTCACCATGTCGAAATCTTACTCCTTATACGTTACGGGAAGGTGCGGGAAACCGGAGGTTTCCGCTAGACCTTCAATCCCCAGGGTCCTCCACTTGGGTAAAAATAGATATGGCCATCGTTCGTGAATCCCCACCCCGGCTCATATGGCGGGACCGGAGTTTCAAGATCAGCCAGGACGTCGGCGGTAAAGACGTTCATAGCTCCATTGGGGCCTGCCGCTAGTTGAATAGGGCCAGACCCGGCTTCTACCAATACCGCACCGTTCAATGCGCTTAGACTAAGGTTGTTATAAAATGACTCGAAGCTAGCCTGGCCAACTGACTCCATGAGCATCTCACCATTAGTGAAGAAGTGAATGCCATCACCAGGAATATCGTTTATTGTGAAGCCACCCTCTTGTACTAAATCGCCTGGAGTAGTTGTTGTACCGGCACCCGTGAGGGACTTATATAGTCCAGCTGCGATTGATGCTATTAGGCTATTACACCAACGCTCGATGGCTCGCATGTCGGTACCATATGAGGGTTGAGAGAACGGTTGCATCTGTTTATTCGGAACCAACAGGTTACCGTTATTAGTAGCACCTTGTGGCTGGATACCGGGTTGACTAGTTGTCATTGGTCGGCTCGTTGCTTGTTGCGCACACGGTAGGCGATGTCGAGTGACCAGATAGTTGGGGCAGCTGTACTAGAACCGGGAGTGGCGTTGGGGGATGTACTGGTTAATCGGATCTTGAAGTTACCGAGTTGCTTGTCACCGATGTTGAACCGGATCTGCGATGGGTCCTGGCCGATAGGGGTGGATGATGTCTGGGTCGTGAGGACTGCATCGTTAGCACCGAGGACTTCCAGTGTAATCGTATAACCTGTCGGAGTTGGATCATTGACGGAAGCGACTACTACTACCTCACGGACATCCACTCGGCGGTCGGAGATTGATGCGATGTGTCGGTAGAGATCGGTCGATGTCCATGAATAGAGGGGGGCAGGACAACGAGAGTCGAAGGTATAGAGGAACGTATCAATGGCAGTTGAGACACGGATCGGCATGGCGTAGAACTGGTGATCGTCACGGGCGTCTACATAGTGGAAGTAGGGGAGGTTAGAACCTTCGGGAGGCGTTAGATTCCACCAGGATTGGGTTAGGATTGAGTAGACGTACCCGTTGGAGAAGAGGATATAGTTACCCCATCTCTTGACGAAGAATCCGAGGTTGTCCGAGTTGACACCGGAGATAGTTGTGGCGTCGAAGAAGTTGTCTTCTAGTTGGGGGGAGAGTTTCTGCGAGATATTGGCACCATTCCACACCCAAGCCCCGAAACCTTGCGAGCAATAGACGAGACCAAGAGACGTTGAGTCGGTTCGTCCGTAGAAGTTACCAGTTGGCTGAACGCCAGGGAGGTAAGTAATAGAGGATGGCGCATCAATGTCTCCGAGAACAAGTACCCCTCCACCCCGTCTCTTGATAAGAAATAACTCACCCGCACTGATTGATCCGACTGCACCGTAGCCGAAAGCGTTTTCAGGGACCAAGAGGGCATAGTCGGTTGTCTCGGGAAAGTATTGGTTGGTTTCTGGGGGGTCGGTATATTCGATGACTTCGTTTGATCTGAACTGAGCACTGTCGGTACCTGGCCACGTGAATGGTGGAGTGACGAGCCCGAGGATTCTACCATCATATGTGATGAGTTGTCCGGTAGCGGCACCTGCACCGGCTTGTGGAGACTCGGGGATGAGGTCTTCGACGTTGAATGTCGTTGGAGCCGATACATCTGGGTAGACATACATGTGTCCATTTTGGCCCTGCGAGTCAGTCGGGACGATGGAGGGGAAGACGAGGACGGGGAAGATACCCGTATAGTCGGTTGTCCCAGATTCGTTAAGGCGTGTCCATTGGGGGAATGGCGAGCCCCAAAAGAATCCCGTTAGACCGGAGACTGAGTGGATTACTGCGTTGTCAACTGATGTCTCGACTATGTAGGAGTTGACGGCAAAGATGTGGTTACCTGCGGCCTCGGATTCAGCTATGACGATGAGTTCAGTTTCCTCAGTGTCGCCAGTCATTAGGTAGTTGAGTCGGCGGGCAGTGTTGGATTCGACTCCGACTACGAAAATGTCTCCAGGTGGAGTACCGAACGGCCATGCACGGGGGGCTTCGGAGAACCAAGGGAGTGGGACTAACCCGCCGTTAGGTTGACCGATACATCCCTCTACCGCAGAACAGGAACCTAATGGCTGTGGGGTGTAGTCGGTTTGGGCGGCGACAGTAGTGACTGATGTGGCATTGGCCGTGAATAAGCCCGGCGTGAAGTCGTCTATGTGAAGCCATCCGAACCCTTCGTTATCGTCACCCTTAGGGACTATTTGATTAGGCATAGGAGGAGATCCCTTTGAGCGGTGAGAGCTTCGATCATGCCTTTACGGGAGATGATCTCCTCCATGACGTCTTTGTTTTGGAACTCTGCATCACGGTCTTTGGCTGAAACATTGCCACCAGCGGATTGAGCCCATGAACGGAGGAAATCGCCATGATAGTCAGCCGAGAGGGTGGCGTGCTCTCTGATTGTATAGACAAGATCGTGGACAGTAGAGATGAGTTCGTCACGGAGTTCGTCTGGAGTGAGAGCGTGGTACTTGGAGATGTCCATGATATCCTTAGAAATGATTAAGCCCCGGCCTCCCTCGTTAGCCGGGGCTTAATCGGTGAAACGCCAAGACCCCCGTCTATGGCGCTGCGGGTGCCATCAAACCTCCGAATGCCGGGTGGTTCAATGGCAGGTCTTCTGGAATCTCTTGATCATTGTCGCCACCATGCTGAAGAGCATCCATCATTGCCTTCATCTGGTCCATCTGCTCTTGGAGAGCGAGCAGTTGAGCGGCTGCACCCTGTTGCGTGTCGATCGGACCCTTCTCGAACCCGTAGGAGTGCTCTCCCCAAGGATCGAAACATGCGGGAATGATCTCTTGGCCCTGGAGGGTGGAGATGGTCACGTCGGGGATGACAGCGGCGAGGGAATCGACACCCTGTTCGTAGACACCCCAGAAGACAGCGATACGGGAGAGTTCCGCTTCACGGGACTGGATCATCCCTTCACCCGATGAGTCCTTGAACTTCTGGACCATTCCGTTGCGAGAACGAGGGTCACCGAAGAGAAGGGCGATGAGAGCGAACGGGACAATCTCTTTGTCGCCAGGGCCGAGCGGATATGCGATCCTGGCGTAACGGAGAAGGGGAGTTCGACCATCGGGGGTGGTCAATGAGTGTGTTGTATTGTTCTGGATGAAGTACATCTTCCCCGAGTCGAGCTTTAGGGCATCGGCACGGGGGAGAATGAGGGAGGGTGACATTGTTATTCCTTTACATGAACCGCAATAGGACCGGGATAAGGGTCCCGGCTGTGGGAGTAGTGACCGCTTCGAGGACGATGCCGATTGTCTTGCCGAGTGTGGCCGTGGCTGAATAGGTCGCCATACCAGCGTTTGCGGCGGATTGGAGAGCAAGCCCGAGAGCGACCGTTGTGGTCGTGTCGAACTGGACTAGCGCCACACCTGCAATGGCAATCTTGACCACCTGGCCGGGGAGATACCCGCCTGCCGGTGCTCCGACAGCGACACCGAGGAATGAGAAGTCAGCGGTTACCGATGTCAGGCGGCAGAGCAACTGGGCTGTGCCGGATGCGATACCCGCTACTGGAGACACCTTGACAATCTGGCCAGAGGTTATGACACCCGTAGCGGCTGGGTCGAACTGGACATACTGGAACTCATTACCGTATGCGAAGTCTTCACCCGACTGTCCGAGTGGATTGGTGATCTGCGTGGATGGCATTTGATTCCTTTGAGAGTTGGAATGTGGGAGTGGATTAGGCGGCGATGGCCGTGAACTTGCCTTGGCGCTGGATGTTGCCGCAAACGAGGTTCCCGGCCCAGAGTAGGAGTGCGGTCATGGCGTCCTGATCGACAGGCGTCTGGAAGTCCTGCAAGTGGAAGTCCGCACGGGATGCCTTGACGATCTGGAAGTAGTCTTCGTTGAGGAAGAAGATGTTGCCTTCCGAGCCCGTTGTCGGGATGTGGGAGTCAACCAACCAGGGGACACCGTTGAAGAGCAGGTTCTCGAAACCGGCCTGGGCCAACTGCATGTCCTTCCCGCCAGGCTGGACTGGGAACTGCTGTGGCGAGAGGTTGAGATTCCAATAGCGGTTGTAGTTGGCCTGGGTGGAGAAGATGATCGTGGGGGCTCTACCACCATTCGTGCATGAACCGAACAGGTTTTGAAGAGCCAACAGAGTCATCGTCGTGGTGGACGAGTCGATCTGAGCGTTCCACCAGGTGTTGCCCGAGTGGGCGATACCACCGTATGACGACTGGATGGTGCCGTTGTCCACCACTTCGAGGACACCATCAATGTCGGTGGCTCCAGAGCCGTCCGACCAGAGTCCGCCACCGAGAAGGTCCGACAGGTCCATCTCGGCCTGCTTGAACTGCGTGGCTACGAAGTCCGCAATGGCGAGTGGGGAGTCGGAGCGGAGGAGAGTGAGTCCGTCTACCGTGACTGGGGAGTAGTACTGACGCCATGCGAATGCGGCGTTCTGTACCGTGTCGGAGGGGGTGATGGGCAGGAGTTGGTATCCCGAGTATGAGCCACCTGCCGCCATCCGCTTATACATAAGCGGCTGTTCGATCTGCGTTCCACCCTGTTGGGTGAACTTGTTGGCCCGGTACCACCGGTAGAAGAGAACGTTCGAGTTGTAAACGTTGTCAACGATGCGGGGCAGGATCAAGCGCCGACTGAGCGCCGTGACTGTGTTGGTGCCAATCGGGACTACGGCCATTGTGATTCTCTCCTGTTGGTTGTTGGTCTAGTTCTGTTGAAACGACTCAGCGAGCCCTGCGGCGAACTGGTCGATTGCTTCCCTGTCGGACATCGGGCGTGGCGTTGTGGTCGTGCGAGGGACAGAACCAGACGAACCGCCAAGAGAGTTGAGCTTCCCTTTGCGTGTCGTGGAACGTTGTTGCCTGGTGGGGGTTTTTACTTCGGGCGTCAAGTAGACCGCTCGGAGATCAGGGTCATCCATTGCCGCCAAGTCCATAACACGGACGAGAGCAGTAACAGGGTCGGGAGATGTCGCCATGACGCCAGAGATGATGTTCATCTCGGCGCCATGTTTGCGGACCTTCTCGATTTGATCTTCGTTGAAGTTGGGGTGAGCGGCTGTCCAACGGGTGAGAGCGGAGGCCATATCAGATTGGGCTCTGGCATTGATCTCGGATTGGGCTCTGGCGTTGTTCTGCTCCACCATTGTGGCGAGGAGGCGTTGGTTGGAAACGTGAGAGTCCCACATGAACTTCTGTTGTGGGTCCTCTAGGTCCATCCATTCAGGAGGAGTTAGTTCTTGATTGGCCGGGGGTGGGGTTTGTTCGGGTGTGGGAACAACGGGCTGGACGGCGGCGTGGACCCGTTCGGCGGCTTCTGGATTGGAGCGGAGATATTGATCGAACTCGTAAAGCCGTTGTACGTCAGCGAGAGGGATTTGATTACCATTGATGAGAACATGATCGGGGAGAAGAGTCGGGTCGGGCTCAACGGGGGGAGTATCCGAAACAACCGGCGCCGGTGGAGTTGATGTCGACGTGCCCTCATCGTCAGTCTCATCTTCGTCAGTCTCCTGCCCTTCGTTGCCGAGGATTTCAGCGGCGATCTGTTCGTCGGTCTGGCCGAGCTTGGCAAGTTCGGGGTACTCGAAACCCTGTTCAAGGGACTTGATAAAGGCGTCCATTGACTCAAGAGTTTGGCCATCGTCACCGGCAACGATCTGGTAGAAGTCTTCGTCGTTTGACTGAGGAGTGATTTCGGGGGCCATCTACTTGCCTGCCACATCTGCTAGGACCCGACGAAGTTCGTCAGGCGAGGGGGATAGGCCCTGCGTCATGCCGCCAGGACCGGGAGGGGTAGGAGCGCCGGGGGGAGTCTGAGCACCGCCACCGGGAGGACCCGAGCCGGGTTGTCCACCTGCGGCTGGGCCAGGAGGAGGACCGCCAGTATCGGCGCCGGGAGGGGGAGTGCCGGGAGGGGGAGTGCCACCGGCGCCACCAGCACCACCACCGGGAGGAGGAGTGCCCCCTGGCGGCGGCTGATGGATGAACTTGGAGATAGCGTCGAGTAGCATCCCACCGAACTTCGGATCGTAGTCAGGAGAGGACACGCCACCGGCGATGGCTTGTGCCGCATCCGACAACGAGTCTTTGAAGCTAGTGGGTTGCTTCGGCGTACCTGCCATGTTACGGGCGCAAGTCCTTCGGAGGAGAGGGCTCACGGCGTTGCATGTTGGGGTCGTTACCGTAGACCCCTTCGGTCTGTCCCTGCATCTGGACATTGGTCTTGCCGGACTTGCCGGAATAGTTCGATGCTGTACGGTCGGTTGCCATTTGATTCCTTTCTTACTTGACGACTGGATTGGATGGAGAGGTTGACGTGTTGGGAGTCGCCGCTGGACCGGAAATGTGGATAGCGGCGATGACGATCCCCGAGATACCGAGTAGCCACTCACGGACACCGGCTGGCATGGATACCTGGGCGAAACCATCGGTGGCAGCTACCGTGGCCGCACCGTATGCGACTACCTTCTCGATAGACCGCCAAGAGATGTTGCCCAGGTTGATCGTCATGCGACGGTGAAATCCACAGATACGTCGGCGGTCTGTGGAGGAGTGGACGAGTCAGTGACGACAAGCGGAACGGCGGTCTGGGCGAGAGCCGTAGTTGGCGTGCCCGAGATGACCAGACCCGAGATGGAGAGCCCGATGGGCAGACCAGAGGGAGCCGAGAGGGTGTAGGGGGCTGCGCCACCCGAGATGTCCGACGTGAGGTCAAGCGAGAACGGTGAGTTCAACGGAGCCGTCTGGGCCGGGATAGCGGAGACAACCACCGTGCTGGACGAGGATGTTCCAAGAGCGGCGGCGAGCTTGGCCGTCAGAGTGTCCACCTGAGCCTGGAGAGCCGAGATGGTGGCGGCGTCAGCGGTGACTTCACCCTCTGCTGTGGGATCGGTGGCGAGGGCCGTGACAGCCGTGTCGATGGTGGTGGAGAGAGTGTCGAGTGACGTGGTGAGAGTGTCAATCGCAGTTGTAAGTGCATCGGTCATTTGTTGTAGCCTTTCGTCTAATACTTCGTGGATGATGCGGCGTACTTCTCGTTCTTCGTGTTCGTGCATCTACTGAGGAGCGGACAGACCGGGAATGACCTTAGGAGCAGGAGCGGGGGCTTCCACCGGGGTAATCGGGAGTACCTTTTCCCCGGTATCCGTTGTGACACGAACGGCGGAAACAACGTGGTCGGACTTCTGGATGGTCGTCACGAAGTCAGCGATGGCCGGTGCGAGATCGTCGGTGAGGGATTCGCCAACGATGCTGATTACCCATTTACCCATTTTGGTTTGGTCCTTTGTGATTGGTTTGGATGAAACTCTGAAGAGTGGCCCGCACCCTTTGACTTGACATGGGCCACTCGTTAGAGCTTCACCTAGCGGAGTAGGTGAGTGGTGGTGAAGAAGGGTTACTTGCGGCCCTTCTTGCGACCACCGTGACGGCCCTTATGGCGTGCGATAAGTCATCACCCCCTTTCCTACTTGGGTGTTTGCGAGCATTAGAGAGAGAAGCAGCTACCGCTTGATCCTGTGGGTGACCCGCATCGACCATCTCTTTGATGTTTCTAGAGACAACCTTACGAGATGAGCCCGAGGAGAGTGGCAACTATCGGCCCCCTCTTGACTTGATTCGAGGGGCTTTGCGGAGCATGGACTTCTTCCCCTTTTTCATCCCCGAGCCCTTGGTCATACCTTTGGTCAACTGACGCTTTGCCATGGCCTACTTTCTCCTAGGGGATTTGCGGACGGACTTTTTGCGAGAGCCGGACGACTTGCCGCCGCCACCGGTTTTGTAGATGAGAGACTTAAAGGGCATAGATCAATGATCCTTTGAGTCGGTGCCGAATGGAGTGTCAGAGCCGTAACGATCGTAGGGGTCCCAGATTTGTTTTGCGTGGGCATCCCCGAACTTGCAATCGTCGTCACCGGTTGCGTAGATGTCTGGGACCCGACGACCACGGCCATTCTCGATGACTTCGCAGTCGTTGTCGGTGGCTAGCGTGTGTCGTCCTCTGTCGGCCATGAGTGGGGACCGTAGAGGGGGCTCAGAGGGCTTTCAAGTCACCCCGACGGGCTCGGAGGATTCGGCGGCGTCCACGCTCAGAGGCCCCGCCCCATATGCCGTGGTCGATGTGGTTGCGAAGGGCGTATTCGAGACAGGGAAGGCGATTGGCGCAAGTGTTGCAGATATCCATAGCTGGGTGGATATTGTCACCTTGACCGGGAAAGAATAGTGAAGGATTCTTTTTGCATGGATTGTCGTCTGACATCCATTGCGTTTGCGGATCGTCAGTACGAGAGTGGTGGTAGGCCGACACGGTTAATGGGCATGGCCGGTACCGGGGCCCTTGGGTTGCTCCTTACCTCCACTTTGAGCGAGTGCTTGCGCCATGGCCGCTTCGGCTTGGTTCATTCGTTGGTCGATCTGTTGCCAGTGTGGGTAAGCGTGGGCGGCGAGAACGGCTGGACGGTCGATGGCCTTCATGGCGAACAGGGCGTCCGATTCAGCGATGCGAGCTTGACGAGATGTTGGGTTGCTGGCACCTGCTATAACGAGGAGGGAGAACTTCATGGGTGCCTGCTTCGACTCATCCATGAGGCCAGGGAGAACATTGATACCACCCTTGAAGCCCATTTCGGATAGGCGAGCTTCGGCGTCTCCACCCTCTGTTGGAGAGTAGAAATGGCGAGAGCTTAAGAGAAGCGCCGAGTTCTCGCCATCTTGTCCAACGATTGCAACCGTGCGGGGGATATCGTAGTTCTGAATAATGAGATGAGCGAGTAGAGTAAACTGCTCTGCCAGAGTACGTTCGAGATTTCGGAGAGCGGAACGAATACGAACGAATCCGGCTTCTTGAGAAGCTTGTACTGTTTGTTGAGCTTGCCTACCTTGTGGAGTGTTCCCCTTGGTGACACCCGATAGGCCGGATATGTTTTCGAGCGCACTCTTCCAGATACCCAAGAGTTGCAAGGCATCCCCACTAAACTTAGGAGGTTCGAGCCATTGTGGCTTCGCACCCGGCGAGTTTGCGACTTGCGAAGACATAGACAGACGTAGGCCGGGACGGTTGACGATCTTAGTCCGTTCGAGGCCGGAGGTTTTGACGTCCATGAAGATGGGGTTGCCGACTAGTTCGACGTTCCCTTGCATCGAAGAGAGTATGCGATTGATGGCTGTTTGGCAAGGGGCTAAATGACTGACAATGGGAGTCGGCCAGAACTCTCCCATCTCCTCATCAACGAATCGAGAGTATGGATGTCTATCGTGCTCCCAGAGGTCAATAGCGAGTTCGTCAAATAATACGACGTTGCCGGTGTAGATAACGCATCGCCATTGGTCATGGACGATTCGGACGGGGTCATCGCCGTGGGTTGGGTCCGTTGGGATGGAGTAGGTGACTGCATTCTCTCTTACCCAACACTCTTTGACTGAGATTCCGTTGGAGAGGATTTCGCCGGAGTTACGATTGGATTGACCTGGTAGGCCCCAGGTCGTACCACTTGATCCAGGTAGATTGCCAGGCATCGCCATTGGATAGGTGGAGGCATTGGTGCCAGATGGTCGGTCTTGTCCTGAGTCTCCACGATCACCGAAGAGTGCGGCAGCTTTAACGGCTTCGTGGTCAGCACTTGGGAATCGTCGTTGGATTTCGTCATAGGTCATCTTTCTAACTTCGAACAGGTATGAGGAGTCTTCGAGGTCGGTTGCGTTGGGATCGGGGTAGAACTGCCAGACGTCTACTCGCTTCATGGCGACGTTGCCGATACCGCCGTCGAGTCCACTATCCCATATGGATTTGAGGATACCGGCTCCGAACTGACCAGCATCCCAAAGCATGAGAGTGAGTTGTTTATCCCAACCCTGTACTTGGAAGGATGAGTTGAGTAGCATTTCGAGATGTTCGGCTAGTGTTTGGAGATGTTGGGAGTATGGGTCACCGACTAAAGCGGCGGGTGCGATTTCCGGAGATATCTTCTGGTCCGTCATCCATGCGATGCGGGAGGACATGATGGGGAAGATTTCGCTGTCGGTGACGTTGGGCGACCAGGGGGATTGAAGTGCCATTGCTCCAGCTTGGTTGGAGACGAGCATGTAGTTGCGTTTCCAGTTGGCGGTTAGCTTGCGTTTCTCGGTGGCTGCTTGCTGGAAGAGTTGGTCAAGGCGTTGGGTTAGGTAGAAGTCGTCTTGGAGGATTTCGGGGATTGGGCCGTCGTCAAGGGAGGGGGCGGACTCGATACGATATGTGTTGTCGTCGGTTAGCGTCATTGGGTAGAGTCGTGTAGTTGTTTACGAGACTCGTATAGTCCCTCTTCCGTTACTCCGTGTGAGGAGGCTTCTCTCATTTCGGCGGGAGAGAGTGGAGTGTAGTTGACGTCTTGACTCATACGCTCCGACATCTCTGCGGATCGACGCTTTAGACCATCTTCAAATGATCTGTTGTTCGTGACGTATTCGCCTAGAGAGTTATTGAAGTGCTCTTGGAATGATGGGGCGAGGTTGAATGAATAGGAGCGAGTGGAGCCATTGAAGTTGCAACGAGGGCATGGACGACGTTCGGGAAGGTCGTCGTGAATAGAGGCTTCGAGGGTGTAGACAGCCTTGCAGGATGGGCACTTATAGGAATAGTTAGCCATTAGGCACTCTTACGGTCGTAGGCAGAGGAAATCAATAGTTGAGACATCCAAGAGAGATTATCAAATAGTTCTCTGTCCTCTTCCGATAGGGTGCGACGATAACGCCATCCCATATCCCGATCAGGTTCCCAACCCCAAGCTACTCTCATCCCACCGCATCCCACGGTGGCCGGTCGAACAGGTCATACACCTGCGCTTCTGGGGCAACCTCTCGGGGGAGCTGCGGCTCTGTCATGGTCGAGACTATGGCGATTGCATAGGCCATTACTGCGTCATCATACAGTTTCAGACTCGCCGGGCCAAGCTCCCCATTATTCAGGGTCACATAGGTAGTCATTTGGTCATAGGTGATCTCGTCATGGATGAGTAGAGCACGTTGGCCGAGGAGGAACTTTACTTGCGCCATTGCCCAATGCTTGCGTTGGTAGTTGGTTGACCACCCGAATGAACCGGAGATTTTGCCCGGTGCTTTGTCTGCCCAACGGTGTTGCCAGATATCGGGGTAGGACTGGTCGAGCATGACGCCGATGGTGGCGTAACCGGGGCCTTCTATCTCGGAGTTGCAGAGGGCGGTGTTGTAGAAGTATCCTAGTTCCATCAGGATATGGGCGAAAGGGACAGGATCAATATGACCATGCCAGACAGCGACTTGTTCGAGAGTCAGACGATTGATGACTTGAATACATGCACCATCTCCATACGTCGTCTTCGAGGGATCACCAGCGACAACGTACTTGCCGTGTATCTTGTTGTTACTGGGCCACTTATAGATAGTGAGTGGACCAGTGGCGTCCTTAATGAAAGTGAGCTTACCGTTCGCATTGACAAGGGAGCCGGTGACTCCACGTTGAGGCTCGAAGCACTCGTCCAACTTCTCAAGCGGGAAGACGTTAGTACCAGTTGACAGGAATGCTTCCTGCGGCGAACACGGGTACTCCTGGTTGAACATCTTTTCATCGTCAAGACAGTCGTTCTTGATTGTGTGACGGCGCCAGGCGAGTTGAGGAAGGGTCAGGCCGTACTTCTCTTGAATGTCTCGTTCAGTCTTGTTGAGGTCATATTGTTTAAGAGTCGTATTGGGAATGGCGTATTCGGAGTGCTTCCACCACGGGAAGAACAATGGAACGTATTGCGACTGGCCGTGAACCGCACGGACCCACTCTTCGTGATACCAGTTTCCAATGCCATTAGCGGTGGATTCAATAATGACGATGGTGCCATGCTTGTAAGGGATAGACTGGTTAAGTCCAACCATAAGAGTTTCCGGGTCTTCCCAAAAAGCACACTCAGAACAATGTACGGCGTGGTATGTAAATGACCGCCCTGATCCAGCATTTCGAGCGGTGGCAACCGACATAGAAGATCGAGTCTCCAACCAAGCAAGACTTTTGATCGTGTTGTGCTTCTCGGTGAATAGTTCATGGAACGGCCATTCCTCCCACATCAACTTGGTCATATCGAATAGATGCTGCGCCGCTTTTGTTTCGTGTGCGATCACTAATGACCGGGTGCCGGGGTGGATGAAGGTCCAGTTGAATAAAGTAGCTTCTGAGAATGTCGATATACCAAGTTGGCGCCCCTTTAGGATAATAATCCGAACAGGGAGGCCAAGATTGTATTGGCGTTCGATCTCTATGCGTAGTTCGTCCTGAGCCCATGCGAAGTCGTCCGAGAGGTCGATGGGCTCAACCTGGAGGTCCTTCTTCTGGATCGTTAGGTTCTCGGTCCACGGGACTAAACTCAGGGCTGGCATAGATAGAGGGTACTGTCGATTCGGTTGATTGGATAGAGGATGTCAACTTCATAAACTCGGCACGCATCTTCTCCATGCCTTCGGGGTCCGCCGCCTGAACCATAGACGAGGCCCGAGCTAAGAGCGTAGTCATTAATCGGGCCTTCTGATTGAGTGGTGCGGTTTCGAGCATCTCGTAAGCATCGTCAATCATCTTCCACATGAAGAACAACATGGCTTCGGATAGTTCGGCCGAACCGTAGCGAGCGATGTGGAGAGTGGATTGAAGGTCCTTGACCGCTTCGAGTTCGACGTAGAAGGCTTTGGAGATGGCGGTCGGCGGGACGCCTACTTCGAGCAGGCGAGTGGCGACATGGGTAAGCCAGTCGGGGGCGTCGATGTCGAGTTGCCACGGGTCAAAGGCGGTGTTAGTCATTACGGTTCTTCCTCTTAATCCCTATCTCCAACGCCAACCCATGAGCCTTCCCCAACTTGGTCGCCTCTTCATATGAATCAGAGTCGATAAGAAGTGTCAATACCCAAGTACCTGATACATTCGACTTTAGTCCACCCATCGTTCCAATCATATGAGCCTCTTGGAACTTCGGCGCTTCAATGATGCCACGCTTCGCACGGGTAAGAGGTTGAGTAGGTGGTAATGACTTCTGCCAACCCCCCCTCTGTTGATTAACCTCTGGCCCATTGAGAAATGCTTGCACCACTTCTTCGGGGTCTATAGCGGGGTTATCTCCACTTCCGTCCCCATTCCTGGTAGATCGGAATCGAATGCCTGCCTGTTCGAGGCTTGCGGCCAACTGGGAGTGAAGGGTTGATCCATCGCTTCCCTCTCCCTCGCCAACGCCTCTTGAATGTGCGATGGCATTTCGCTGTCCAATGGCTCTCTCAGCAACGCCTCTTCGGCTGGCGTCAAGACGATCTGCGAGGAACTGTCTATCGGCTGCTCTCTGCCGAGACTCATCAACTCTAGCAACCCCGACCACTTCTGAGTCGTTTTGTCGAGTAACTCCGTCATATCGGCCGACTGGGAAGTTGAGGATTGCACCACCAACCTCATCATTCTTTCCGCCATATCCGTCTGGTTCTCCGACTTCTCCAATACCGTCTTCGTCATCGTCAGGTTGTCGGAACGCTGGGTGGTCACTAGGTACACCATAAAACACAGCAGGATCATCGCTATCACCGAAACCACTATCAAAGCCGTCATATGACATATCTCCCACTCCTATTTTTCTACACGATCCTTCTACCACGTTTGTACACATTAAGGCAAGTCCTCGTACATATGATATTTGGGTAAATGTACGAGATTACGACGTGTCTGAGTTTCGTATGGGCGTTTCACAGCTACGCT